TTGTGGACTGCAAACCTGTTGTAATGGTCTGAACGGGCTGAACTGCTTCTTGCATACTTTACACTTTTTGGGTTTCACTTAAATATATCATTTTTTCTAACACATCATAAAAGAGATGCTATCGCACCGTCTTTTACACGACTGTTGTGTGTAATGCTAAAATAGTTCATCTAATGGTAATAGTATACCTTTAGAAGTATTATTATCTCCGCCCTTTTTATCTCTATTTGAGTTTAAATATTTTCTACATTTTTCTTTAAGAGTAGAGGTTTTTATTAAATGAAATGTATCACCAAAGCAAAAACAATAAAAATCTGCAATACTTTTAGATATTCCACTTGGTTTCCCTCTGCTAAAATATTCAACATAAACATTGTTAGTCTTTAAGGCTTGTAAATCATATTTAACCTCTATTGTTTTTGAATTAAATATTTCACCTAATTCTTCTTCTTTTACTTGACCTACTTTTAAATCATATTTAAAATCTTTATTATATTTCATTCTATTTAGCTTTTCTTTTAATAATCCGCACAACACACAACAATATGTAACAGGCATTAAAACGACCGTTTATACTCGTCCGTTATAAAACATATAGCAGTCAGATGTTATACAATTTGTAGGGCTGTTTATCAGTTATAAAGTATTACTTAACAACTCGGTACGCTAATCCCCACTTCCATGTTGTTTTGCCTTCATTTTCGCCTGACTTATAGTTGGTTTTGGTCATTTTCAATAGTTTAGTGTTTTTTTGCGATAAGTATTGAAAAATGATACTTTGCGCAAAATTTTACTTTCTTGTTTTTAGTTAAAAAGGTACATCTAATTTAGTAAAATTATCCCACTTCTCAAACCTGAACTCACTACCTATGAACCTTGATTTATACATCCCAGCTTTACCGTTTCTGTTCTTAGCTACGTCAATAATACATAATCCATCGCAAGGCTCACCCATGTATTCGTCTAATTTATAATATTCAGGTCGGAATAAAAACCATACTTGGTCAGCATCCTGTTCTATCGCTCCGCTTTCCCTCAAATCACTTAATAAAGGCTTCTTGTCAGTCCGTTCTTCGCACTTTCGACTTAGCTGAGAAAGGGCAATTACAGGGATATTGCAATCTTTCGCAACCGTTTTTAAGGTTCGTGAGATACTACTTATTTCCTGCTCTCTGCTTTCTTTTTTCGAGTGCATAAGTTGTAAGTAATCCACCACCACTAAGCCTATGCCGTATTTGCTTGCCATTCGTGAAATCTTAGACTTAGCCTGTAAGTCCGTAATCCCAGCTTCGTCATCTATGAATAAATCTAACTCACCTAACATCTGATTGGCTTTATAATGTTTCTCACTTTCCTCTGGTCGTATTTCATTATCCCTTATCCGTTCAAAAGGTATAGAAGTATTCTTAGCAACTAACCTACAAACCAACTGCTCATCGGTCATCTCTAAACTCAAAAAACCCACAGGCATATCTTTAGCGAAATATTCAGCAATTTGTAGGGCAAATGCAGTCTTTCCCATTCCAGGACGTGCAGCAAGTATGATAAGTTCCCCAGAAACAGCGTTTAATTCGTCTGTAACGAACGATAATTTTATTTTGGTGTTATCCCTTGTCTTTTTAATTAAAGTCGCTAAAATCGCATCTATACGCTTTTCTTGTTTTCGGGCTGTGAATGAGTTTAGGTTGTTAAGTTGGATTTGTACGTCAGAAACAAGGTCTAAAATATCCTCACTATCGTCTAAACTTTTACTACCTGTGTCTCTGGATAACTCGGCTAACTCCCTTCGGATGTAATTCTCTTTCAGGACTAAGCAATGGGTTTCTAAGTGAGCAGCACTCGCAACATTAGAAGTTAAAGTAACTATGTGGTAAGGAGTAGCTAATTCGCTTTGCTTGTTTTTTTTGATTTGGTCACTAACGGTTAGAGTATCTATGCTGTGACCGTTCTCATAAAGTTGAATTATCGCAGTATATACCGCTTGGTTAGCTTTATTGAGGAAAATCTCTTTAGCTGGTATCTGTTCAATCAAAGTAGGTACAGCAGCCCTGTCTATCAAACAAGCACCTAAGACTATCCTTTCGGCTATTTCTAAATCGCTTCCGTTCATTAAAAAAGTTTTGTTTGTTCAGTTTTCTTAGTTACGTTCAATACTGTTTCGAGTATTGTTCTACCCGCTTCGTAGTCAACCAGGTTGCGGGCTATTTTATTTGTTGGTTGCTTGCCTTTATACTTGTAGAAGTCGTAATCGTGAAATTCACATAGCTTTCTTACCTCGTCATTCCCTTCGCTTATTTTAACTTCCCTATCGCTCAAAACATTGGGTAGATTAAAATTAGCCCAATACAAGTGTCTGCCTCTTTTTTTCCCAGGTATCAATGGTTCGTAATAGGGAATAACATTTTCAACCAAATATTTGCCATCGTACCAATTATCTAAAAATACAATTTCCTGGTAAAGCGTCATGTCTGGGTAAACAGGCTTTCTTCCTTCTTTTGTTTTTGATGCCCAATAGTTAGCCCTTGAATGTGTAGGGCATGGTGGACTACTCCAAATGAAATCAAACTCTTTGTAATGGTCAAGTAAATACTGATGTGCATCCGCAACTATTACAATGTCATTAGGGAAACGCTCTTGATACAACTTAGCTAACTCCTCATCCCATTCAACGGCAGTTACTTCTATATCTACACCAGCCTCCTTAGCTACCTCATCCCATTTGTAACGGTTGCCACCTAAACAAGCATACAAGTTTAGTATTTTCATTTCATCCAGTTTTTAATTGTAGTGTGCATGACCTTCTTTCCTGTTAGGTAGGAAGGTTTATTAATCCCGATGTCAACTTTATCAAATAGGTTCTCAAGTGACCCCGCTAATTTAAGCAAATTAGTAAACTGCTTGTAAGTTACTTGGTGTTCAAGGTTCAACCAATTACACGGTTTTTTAGTCGGGTTATTTTTGAATAGGTAGGTAATGAATTTGACATAGAGTTCGTATTGTTCGGCTTTTTTATTGCTTTCCATTTCTTCTGTATAGAACCCTTTACTTACTTCTATCTTATCCTTTACTTTATCCTTATCTATATCCTTATCCTTTTCCTTAAGGGTATGGATACCCTTTGTATAGGGTATGGATACCCTATCAAATAAACCCTCTTCTTTTAGTTGTCTCATGTAAGATTGATGAGGTTTACAGGTCTCCTTTAACTCCCCATACTGATAAAAAACAAACTTAGGCATCCAGTATCCTTTTTTATGCCTCTCCAAACCAACTGGCAGACTGAGCATTAATTCATCCGTAACCTCGAAGCCTAAAACGTAACTGGTTAATGACAATGATTTATTAAACAACCCTATATTATTAGCAGTAGTTATCACATAAATACTAAGTAACTTTTGCTCGGTAGTAGCCTCTAACCATTCGTCCTGTTCCCATATTTCATGGTGAATAAATCTTTGTGCCATAAATAAAAAAACCCGTTACCCCTGCCTGCTGCGACATGGAGATAGAGAACTCCAAACAAGCAAGGGGAACGGATTTGATTTTGAATTTATCATTCTATTTTAATTTGTCGCATTACAAATATAGTAAAAATTTTACTATATTAAAACATCAATCCTCATAACTATCAGCCTCCCACGCCATAGAAAAATCATGCTCCTTAAAAAGCGAAGCCAATCCAGTTATTTGTTTTAGTCTCAATAACTCATCTTTACTCATTCCAATGTGCTTACAAATCCAAGCATCACCCTTGCCCATTTCAACAAGTTCTGAAACTATATTGCTCATCAAGTCTATATTGTGAGAACCCCTCGCCCTGTTATGCCTAATGGTTGATGCCATCCTGTCTCCCATCTCTTTGTTTATCACCACAATCGGAAGAATACCACCCTCTCTCTCGTAAATCCTTTTAGAGTTTTTTAGAACCGTATACCTATGAAAGCCGTCCACAACTATGTAAACGTCCTCCTTTTCATCATAAAAAGTTACAACTGGCTGGGTGTAACCGTCTTCCCATATTGAAGTTTCCAATAACTCCATTTCTGGAGGTGCAACCTTGTTGGGGTTATAGTCATTGGCTTTAATCTTTTCAATAGGTACGCCTATTACATTGTAAACTGGGCTTTTAAAGTTCTCCATAGTTATTTATGTTTAGTTTTTTTAAATATTCTGCACAATCATATACATTGGAAAAGGACATTATTTTTTCCGCAAGTGATATTAAATCAATATCTGCTGGCTTGTAACTACCATCCTCTTGGTGGACTTCATCGCCAGAAACGGGAGGATTAAAAACAGATATTAAAACCGTGTCATCGACAGCTTGAAAATAATGCTTATCGTGATTATCCAACACATAACAGGTATCTGGTTTAATGTCAAAAACATTACCATGCTCATCAGTAAGCATGCCGTGACCGCTAATGCAGTAACACGCCTCTAAGTGATACTTGTAATGCCACATGTGTCTAATGCCAGCAGGTATAACAGTTTTATGGATACCGAACCCCATATTGTCACTCTGCAATAAAAACCTGTGACTAATAAACCCGTTCCCGTTAACGTGCCTTTCTTTTGGAAGGTTGTTTAGTTTTAAAACTTTCATATGTTTCTGTATTTTTCTTGTATTTGTTTTTGCCTTTTTTGTTGCTCTATTGTGGGCGCAAGACCCATGTATTTACATGTGTGGTCATTTTTTAAAATGGTTATCGCAAACCTTTTCCAGCTTGTCACCTCTGATGCATTTGATTTTAGAAAATCTAAATGGTCTGGCGGTAACATCCTTACACATGTTTTATCCTTGTTCCCGTGCCTTGTTTTTTCTCCTAACACAAAATAAACACCGTTATCTTCAAGGTCTTTTATTATATCATCAGATAAACCCCTTCCCACCCTCCACCAGTATTTTATTGATTGACAAAATCTATTAGTAAAATTTTCAGAACTCTCCTCTGGAAGAGTTTTTAATAAGAACTTAACAAAGCTTTTCCATGTGTGACCATCTGGCAGTTTAAATGAATGATAATTCAACTGCTTACCGTATGTAGCAACAAAATTAGCACCCTGAACCCTTGCGCATAGCGTAGCCCATGTGTGAGGGTCTATTACTCTGTATAAATTCAATGATGATTTACTTTCGCTCATAAAAGGACTGGCTACCCTCATTTGATGTATAGACAAACCAGCTTTCCAAAAAATATCATATAGCTTATTATACTGCCACTCAAATCTTGCATTTGCTATCCAAACATCCTCAGTCCTCCAATCATAAATAGGGTAAACATTGTAAACGTGTTCCATATTTTTTTTAGTCCACATTTCACCGTGCATTGTTTTTTTGTTTTCATTCATTATAGCCCTCCATCTGTTAAGGCTTTCGTGAGTCCTTATGCCTATCATGCAAGCCGTTGTTTTGCCTTGTGAATACCATTCGCCAAACTTATCCCAAAACTCGCTGTAAAGCATATTTTCTTTAAAAAATGGGAACTTGTGATTTTGCATATTAACCACATAATCCTCTTTTGGCATTTCTCGTATCCATTTATGCTTATCCTTTTCACCCCAGCATTGCCACTCAATAGCATATGAACTAACGGTACAAGGTAGTGTAATAGGAAGGCACACCCAATAGACGTCTAATAAATCAATATTGTCTTGAATTATTGAGTGCATAAACTCTAAAGACATTTCATAATTCGCCTCATTGTCCAAAACCATTAACCCGATTTTTTCGGTTATCCCATTTGCCCGCATGTAGTCAAGTGTAAGGTTTAGCATAACACCGCTATCCTTGCCACCAGAAAAAGATAAGTAAATACGTTTAAAGTTTTTAAACATAAATTCTATCCTGTCTAATGCTGCATCATAAACGTTTTTTTCTAAATACTTTCTCATTTGAATAGTTTTAATTGTTTACCAACATATACACGTTGCTCTATTTCTATCCTTTTAAGGATAGCGTAGTAATCCGAATATGGTTGTTTATACCCAAGACCAGACAGATGCAAGTCGTTTTTCAATATGCAAACTGCTATCTTTTTCCATGAAGGACATAAATGATTTATTTCATTTGGAACCTCATCTGGTATTCCGTCAAAATAACAAAGATTTTCCCACTTCGTTATGTATTCCTTTATTTTTGTTTGCATGTAATTTAATCCATTTATTTTTAGCCTTTTCCGCTTCAAGATTAGCTAATGCCCTTTGCGTGTCAGTTAGATGCTTCCATGCGTGCCTAACAACACTTTCCTCCAATCCGAGTTGTAAGCAGCACGCACAATGACCTATGTGTGCCCTGTGATTTACAGAAGGGTTTGTTAAAAAATTCTCCATACTAAAATTCCAGCAATGAACAACCCGAAGCATAGCCTCGCCATATAAAATGTGATTAGATGTAAATTCAATAGCATCTTGTATCTTTTTATGCTGTAATTTTTTTTCAGGAACAGACCACATGCCATTTATGTAGCACTCCCACTTCCAATAAGGGTGGTAAATTCTTTTAATACGCATTATCCAATTAGTCTATAAACAGCTACATTAACCTTTTTACCGTAGCGGGTTTTTACTAACTTGTCCTCTGTTCGGATTTTGTAACCCTGTTCCCGAAGTCTGAAAATTACGTCAGCTAATCGCCAAGTACCGTACCTTTCAAGGGCTTTTAATTGGTTAATACTGCCGTACCTTTTTAGGTGATTAAGGATGTCACCCGTTACCGT